TGAGTAAGCTAAGTCTTGTATAGGTTCAAAGAATACATAGCTTACACCACAAGCTTCCCTAAAGTATCTTATCTTTTCTAAGATGTCCATAGGGTCTTCGTCAACAGCAATCTGAAACTGGTACAGTCTCTCATCTTTGGTTAGATCAATGATCGATTGCTTGACCTCTTCTTTCATGTCGTGTTCTTCTATTAAATCTTTACGTGTCAAGTTCATGTTTAGATCATAAGAAACTAAACCTAACACACTTCTTTTTTCTGTCTCTTCGAGGTGGCATATCGCAATGGATATATCCTTGTGCTCAGTCAGTACGTGGTGTTCCAAGTACCGCATGAACTCAGTCTTACCTATACCTTCGGGTGCTTGAAACACAGTGAAGTGTCCTTGCATTAGACCCAAGGCTACATCATCGAAGGACTCAATGCCTGTTGATACATAGATAGCATCGTCTTGTTTCTCGAACAACTCAAGGAACTGTTCTGGTGTACTACGAATGTTATCTGGTGTGTACCTCTTCGCATTGTAGAATGCCGCAGCGTAACTTGGTTTAGCATTACCCTCAAGAAACTCATTAGCATCTTTGTACTTGTCGTGTATAATCTGATAAGTCTTCTTCGGGAAGAGTGCTCCTATCTTGGTAGCCAACGCCCTACCTGCCTCATCGTTATCAACTGACAACACAATCCTGTCGAAGCTATCAATCCACTCCTTTGATTTACCCTGCCAGAGTTTCTGGTTAGGTGTTGCGCTAGGAACAGACACACAAGGATACTTCTTGTCGAGCATTTGGAAAGCAGACATGGCGTCTAACTCGCCTTCACATACGACTACAGACCTTGATGAACCTGCATTGAACTTGTCCATGCCGAATAGTTCATCAGTCTTGAAACCTTTGTCTGTCTTGAAGCTCTTCTCCTTTGTGTTACGTACCTTCCTGAATCCTGATGGATACTTGTACACCTGATTAAAACCAAATGTCTGCACCCCGAAGAACTCCATCACATCTTTACGTACACCACGATACGTAACGTAATCACCAAGTCCTTCTATCTCTGTAGTCTTTAGTGTTCTTGTTATCTCTTCCAATGGATACTCATCCTTTGCCCATGACTTCAAGTTCATTCCCTTCATTGGATATGTTCTCTCACAACTATGACAGAAACCTGTCTTCTTTTCAGAATTAAAAGCGAAAGCATCTGAACTGTCACACTCCACATGAGGACATGGTTTGTGTGTTATCTCTTTAAATCTCATCATCTACAATCCCTTATCAGAACATAGGATTCATCAGGCTGAACTTCTCATACCATGATAAACCTTCCAATGCTAACCACATACACACAGGTACACCTAGTATAAATATTACACACACTAGGAATGCCCACCCTAATCCTTTTGTTGTACAATATTGCCCACTCATCTACTATTCTCCATCAAAGCTTTCCAAGATTTAGGAAATAGTGTGCTCATATCCATGCTAATTGAGTTAGCAACTAGGCGTGTCTCTTCTTGTGCGTCCTCTCCTTGTCGGAGCTTGCACATATCGAACCATGCATCAAGACTACCTGACCAATACCATTCTGTCATGGTGCTCTGAGGCAACACCATACGTGCTTGCTCTGGTGCTACACCATCCTCTAACAACTTTTTATAAGTTTTCACACACCACATTTCATGTTTAGCTAGAGCACTAATACCTTCGTTTGATATTTCTACAACACCTCGACTGCCTTGTTTCTTATCATCTGCACGTCCTCTCCATTTTGTGACACTGGTAGATGGGTAAAAAAACTCAGGCTCATCATCTACATACCTACGGCTCACCTCATTCCATCTAAGGAACTTATGCTTCACTAACTGCCTAGCTACAAACACAGGTGCTTTGACATGGAAGGTAGCAAAGCAATGTCCAAAAGGTGACATGTGTTTGTGTCGTGCAAGATACGATATAAGTATACCGTCACTCACCGTAAGTGTATTGTCACTATCCCACTCGCTCCTCTTGTTGAAGCTAACACGAGCAGCATTGACTACAGTCAAGTCACTACCCATACTATCTATTAAAGTTACATCAATCATCATCTTTCCTTACATAATTATCTATGAAGTGCTTGATACTTTTACTCCGATACCATTTATTTTTACCAAGAACGCTCCATTTACCAGTAAGAAGTGCATAAATAAACTTATCATCTATTAACACAGTTCCTGATCCATGATGTTTCCATTTAACACCACTTAGTATAATCTCTCTTTCCTGTTGCAGTCTATTCAACTCATTCCAAGGGGCTTTTCCATATCGGTCTTTATCATATACCCTTATCTCAGCAAGCCTTACTACCTCCATTTGCTTTTCTATCTCTTTATCTATCCTCTCTAACTCAATCATTGTTCTTACCCTTGAGTCTGTGTTTGAAAAACAGAATCGTATTTATACCAGTGTTGATAGTAACCATGATAAGTATCCACCATTGCCACCATACTAACCCTCCTACTTCTAACATTTACATACTCCATACTTATATATTAATACATTCTAATCAATTTGTAAAGACTACTCTCTATATTTTTCTTTTATGTTGACAATCTTTTTTATTTCATCCTCTTCGTTTATCCTAAATATCCTTTCGAGATCATCTCTTCCAAAGGTACTGTAGGCTGTTTTGTTTATATCATCTTTACAGTCAACACAATAGTACCTATTCATTCTCTTGTCAGAAAAGGTTGCGTCTGCTCTATTACAACAATAACATCTCATGTCTCTATCCTTTAAGTATATTTGTTTATAGTATTATTATACTTAAAACAATATTACTTTAAGTATAAGATAGGGTATCACAACTAAACTGGTTTGTCAAGCCACCTCCTTTAAATTAAATATAAAAGCTTTCTTTATGTTCTCAAACTCCTCTTTTCTTATGTGCATATTGAATATCTCCAAGTGGTTTCGAGCCTCTCTTATGTTTAGTTTTTTTGTTAAAATCTCGAATGTACCATCATGTTTCTCTGCTATGATCACGTAAGAGTTAGGTAAATCCTGGATTTCCATACCGAATGTAGTTCTGTTGTTCATTGTAGTTTACCTGCTAATGATGCAATTAATAAAATTATAAACGTAATAATCAATAATCTTCCAGTGATAATTGTTTGCTTTGGTGGCATCGGTATTGCAAGAAACAAAGTCAACGCCACCACCCAAAGTAGTACGTCCACTACGCATATCCTTCGGCTATATCAAGCATTGCATCCAATAAATGAATTGTACCATCAATTAATAAACCCTGTTCAGGATTATCTTTTATATTTTCCCTTAATTCTAAAAGGGAGTTCCGTTGTTTTCTAAGCATTGGAATATTTACACGTTCAACTGTAATTGTTTTATTCATTACATAACCTCCTCTCTCTTACACTCTCTGTAGTACTCGTAGTCACCATCTATGTCATATTCAAACCTCAAGTGCGAAGGTATATCTGCGAACCACCATTCATCATCAAAGTCTACCTCGTATCTGGTGTCCTTACCGTTATCGAAAAGACCGATAAAGATGTACGAGTCATTGTAGTATGAGGCTGATAGTCCCACACCTAACCTCTCCATTGCCGCCTCGTATGCAGTGATAGGTGGGCCGTTCTTAGTCTCGAATGTGATATGCAACCACCAATCTCCTTCCTCTAATTCGGGTGGACTACACTCAATACAGTATGCTTCCGCGCTTGTACCCCACATTTCTACTGCTTTCTCGTACTCCCATGCTCCGATAGGATTAAGATACTCCAGTAAAGTACCATCATCACAGGCTTTTTCGATAGCTGTTATGACTTCGATACCACCGCTAATAGTTAAGATATTCTGACACACACTAGACATCATCTTCCTCATCTCTTTGCGTTACATTAGGGAATGCATGGTATAGTTTCCATCGGGTTTTCCGTAAGGCTCTTTCTGTGGATGCAAAACAGTTACCATCCATCTCAACTAGTTCGTTATCCCACTGGTAAAGAGCACTCCATAATTCTTTGAACACATCCTGTTGTTTCATAGTTAGCTTGTTAAAAGATGTATTCAAGATATTATCTTTTCTTTCTTTCTCTGTCTTCCATTTCTTTGCTCGTGCTTCTTCTGCTTTTGTTGGTATGTATGGCATTTCTTAGTACCCCATTGCTTCTAGTGTTTGTTCAAATTGTTCTTGATGCTTAGTTAAGTTGACTACTACAACACCATTTAACATTGTTAGTGCTACAGTATCACCTACTTCGGCTACCTTTTTTAAATTAGTTATTGATATACGTCTGTCTCCTCTCGACTTTGTTTTATAGAAATTTATTTTACATTCATCTAAGTTAAATATTCTTGCATCTATTATTTCATTGTCACCTGCTTCCATCTTTGAATAGTCTACTCCTAGATACAATGCAAGTTTTCTGACTGTAGCGTTTGCATCTATGATACACTTGTTCAACATGGTTGACGTTAGCGTTATTGTTGCCGTTGGTTCAGGTAGTTTAGCTATGTTAGTCATTAGTTTATTCTCCTTTTGATTATCTGTAAAATTATTACTACCATATATACTTGTAATTCAATTAAGTAAATAGTCATTATATTTATTTCTTCTTTGTGTATCCCAAATGTCACACCTATACTCTTCATACCTCCGTTAGCATTTTTATGAACACGAATATTTGATCTTCACGTTCAAATTGAATCATCCATTTTTGATCTTCAAGATCATTCTCTAAATACCATACGCCACAATCAAAACTTATTACGAAATTGTACTTCATTAGAACATTATCTCCCCTTGCTCATTGTATGGACTCCTGAAGTAATCTTTAGCCATACATAATTGACGTTCACTCCCTTGGTCAAACTCAGGCTCGACTTGGTACTCCTTCAACTCGACTAATCCGAATTGATTCATAAAAAACTCTAACTCTTTGTCCATTACTTAAACTCCTTTGTTGTGCTCATAATTAACTCTAGCATCATCTTTGCAGTAGGTAAATCTGATTTATCATTTCGCAATGCTTTCATTATTGCTTGCCTACAAAACTCTATTGTATCTTTTATTATCAATATCTTTTCATCTTCGGTGTATCTCATATTGTATTCCTCTCTTGCCAATTTAATTCTAGTTCATCCATATCAAACTCGCTAGGTGCTATTCGATAATTCTTAACTACTCTTGTCTCTCTCATAGTAAGGCTAGGTAATCTTTTTTCAAGCTCTTTATATCCTTCCGTTGTAAATCTTGCCCAACTACTAGGGACTGTTACCCATTTACCACACCTCTCCTTGAAGTCATAGACGATTGCCCACGATTTATATTCTCTGTTATTCATTTTCTTCTACCTTTTCCCATGTATACCAGTTGAAATCACTATCATATTCTTGAAAGTTAAACTCACTAAAGTTTTCATCTATCCAATCATGTATGGCATTATCTCTATACGAATATGAAAGTCTGTCTTTACTATCCTCTAGTATTTCTTCAGGTACTTCTACAAAGTACTCCTTATAAACTGTTTCTTCAGCTAGTACTCTTATTTTCATTTTAGTTTTCTCCTTTCGCTTACGCAGTTTAATACTTCTTAACTTTTTCTACTATAGTCGTAATACTATTTACAGTGTAACACAATCTACAATCAATGCAACGTTGCCCAGTGCAGTTTTGTTTATCGGTGTGTTCATCTTGCAACACGTTGTTGAACGTCTTATCAAAATGCTTTGGTGGCTTGCTCATAATGTGTGACTTCTTAGGATTACTATAGATTAGTTGAAGGTTCTCTGGCTTCTCGTTGTCACGCAACCACCTAAAGACAAGGTCAACTCGTTTAGTCCACAATGCAAACGTACACCAAGGATTATCTTTGACTATAGCCATTAGGTTTTCTAGGTGTTGCATGTTTATTAGTTCGCCATGTGCGTTAAATCTAAACATAGCGTCAACAACTCGCGGTATCTCTTGAGGTTCTAGCGGTCTACTCGACAACAAATCACTATTGCGTTGTAATGACGCTTGCATGTT